GGGCTATAGGTAAAGGTATTGCGCTTTTTTCAGCCATTATTGTCTCCCATCTAATCTTGTATCAAGTCTAAAATGTCCCAATCTCCATCCATATCCTGACCCACTGCTTTCAAATCTTAAAACAGCTTGTCTGGATCGACATCGAACAAAGGCTTGTTGTGTTGAGTTTGATATAGAAGATGTCGATAAAGTTGATAAACTATCGTTTGGATAATCTCTACCTTTAATAGAAACATCTAGCTCGTTAGTACTGTCGGCATCCCTAAACTGTATATCTGGAATAACTCTTGATACCAACATAAAGTTATTGCCGTCCTCTATATCAAAATCCCCAGTTTCAATATAGGCTGTCATTGCGCTTCCATCATCATCATGTCCAAACTCTTGATTATATAAGTAATTAGAGCCTGTTCCTGTTTTTCCAGCCGCAATCGGATTGTTCTCCAAGTGTGCTTCAATCCAAGCCGTTCTAACCATTGTTCCCACAGACCATACATCTTCAATATAGTTATATAAAACATAACGATCTATTTCCGTAGAACCAGATGATGGGTAAAACCACATCACCTCGTTGAAATCGATATTAGCAGTACCAAATATTTTATAAGCCTGACCTAAGTTTAGATCACTATAAACATAATCTCTTACCGCGCAAGGCAATGGGCTGACTTGACCTGAATAGGTAAAGAAGCCCCCTCGATCCATAAAATAAACCTGACCATTGGCATTAACTGAGGCATTAGGTGAGATCATGGAAACGCCTGCCTTCAATTCATTAAATGAAAAGATAAAAGGTGCGCCTACAAATCTCATTGAATGCAACGCAGAATCAGTCCATATAAGAATTTCTTGACGAGTTCTTAGTGCGCCTACAATTTTACTACCACTACTTATCTTTACACCACCTGATGAATTGGTAGAGCTTGGTGTCCAATCAACAGCAGACTCCTGATCTGACCATCGAACCAACAAAGGGTCAAGGGTTGAAGAACCTATAGGATTAGAACCAAAAGCGATAATATGACGATCAACATCAGATACCATTATCTGTAAACACTTAGTAGGCACATTAGACGCACTACCTAGAGAAGAGAAATTAACTGCCCTTGTGCTTGTTCCTGAGCTTTGATCCCAGTAATAAACACCACCTGCTCTCGGACAAAAAATTAAATCATCACCAAAATTATCTTGGCTATAAAGCCTTAATTGATTTGTATCATCTAAAGATGCAGCAGAACCAAAAGTACCATCACCCCATGCTGCTGCCCCCCAACCTGTGCTAGACACATATTCATCTAGCCCAACATTGATCTGGTATGCACCAACAACGCTGCTTCCACCATTGCCACTATCACTACTGTTAGCTGTTACGGTGTCCCCGTCAGTGTCTTTGGCTTCAATGGTGTAGCTGTTAGCATTAACAATGGTTGCTATTTGATATTCCTGATTAAGAACGTCAGCAGTAATTAAGCCGCCCAGAGTAGCTGCACCGCTAAAAGTAACGAAGTCGTTTTTAACCGCACCGTGCGCAGTGTCCGCTACAGTAATTGTTGCATCTCCATTGGTCGCAGAAAAGGTTACATCTCCTGCTGAAGTTGTTGCTCTAATTGGAGTTATATCATTATAGCTTGTGCCATCGGCAATGTAGAATTTAAGGTGAGTGCCGATACCTATATAATTAGTTCCAGTTGCAGAAGAATAATTATACAAAGATCGAGCGGTTCCAAGAAAGGTAGAGCTTGAATATTTAGCCCAGCCTCCTATTTTTTCTGGATGCCCAGAACGAAAACGAATCTTGTCAGAATTATACCAACCAAATTCATCCGTGTAGGATGTACCTTCTTTGTCTATTCCGGGTTTAAATTGATATTTTAATAACGGCATTTATTCTTCTTCTTCTTCGTCTATTTCCTTGTAATATCCCACTATATGCAAGACTTGTTCCAAATATCTTGTAATTTCGCCCATCGTCATCGATAAATTCTCATAGCCTTGAGAGGTGAGTCCATAATACGCAACTCTTGGTTCTTCTCCAGCCTCCACTGCGTCCAGATACGCTTGCATAACATCGGGAGACAGTATTCGCCACTCAATCGGAGCAGACTTAATCTCTTCAGGAAGAGGCGGATGATATATAGGCGGGCGTTCAGCCACCGTTACCACCTCTACAGGCTTAACCTGTGGTTGACCAGCTTGCCTGTCTCCAAACAAAGAGAACGAAGAGCAACCGTTAATTAGTAGTAGCGGTATTATCAGTAACTTTTTCATCAAATTGGTCTGGATTGGTTATTGTCGTTAGGTTTTCTACCACTCTAGCTGAAGCTCGGTTTACTTTACCTTCTAGCACCTCTGGTTCAGTCATTGCCATGCCTTCCAAATTAAAATTAGCAAACTTATTTCTGAGCTTGGTCACTTGGGCTTGGCTTTGAGTGTACTGAGTATTGAGACTTTGTATCTGTTGCGCCGTCTTTTTGGCTTGCTCCAACGCTTTTTTTATCTGTTCGTTTTGATCTTGAATAGTGCGCTCCAAAACAGCTTGATTATTAATAGCTGTTTGTAGTTCTACTTTTGCCTTATCCAGTTTTGTCATCAATACAATATTGACACAAACAGACACAAGCAAAAGACCGCCAACTGCTGCTAAAGCCTTCACTTACTTTTTCTTTGTTCTAACAGTAACAGTCGTATAAGCCTCATTGACATCAGGGGTTGATTTATCATCACCGACATATTTGCCATCTTCATCTCTGGTGCGAACCCTTTTCTCTTCGTACCCAAGAAAAGTTTGCTTAAACCATTTACTTAAACCAATAGCCATAACAGCCTCCTTTATTATTTATCACCTTTAAAACTCTTAGAACTTCCGCTCGTTCCTGCATACAAGCCGAACCATGCTGCGCCCGCACCCACAATTACAGAAATTAAACCTGATTGTTCAAATGTGGGATCAGGCAAATCCATAAACCACATAACCGTATAATAAAGCAAAATAATATAAACAGTTAAAAATGCTCTTGGAAATATCCTCCAACTATCAACAGCTTGTGCTATAAAAATAACTTTTTGATACGGATTATTGTTTTTAACATCTTCTAGTTCTCTGATTTTGTCTTTAAGCTCACCAATCTCTTGTATCATAGCCATGAACTTATTTAAGTCCATTTCTACTTCGTTGCGATCCATGTCGCCTCCGAATCTTCCGCTTGGATAATTATCGTTCATATTTCACCTATACTGTATATACATTTAAAGCGTCTGCTTTACCTTTAACCTTAATTGTTGATATTAAGTTTAACTTATATTTTGTAAATTGAGCTGTGTTTTTACCAATCAATAAATCACTACCTACTTCTTTCGTAGCCGATTCAAGTCGTGCTGCCGTATTTACCGCATCACCAATCGCCGTATAGTCAAATCGACTGTCACTGCCCATATTGCCAATCACTGCCTCACCTGAATTAATACCGATACCAATAGCTACTGGTGGCAAGTCTTTGTCTTTAAGCTCTTTATTTAGCTCTTCCATATTTTTCATAATATCCAGAGCACAGTCAATGGCTAAGTTTTCATGGTTAGGCTGATCTAGGGGAGCATTAAAGATTGCCATCATCGCATCGCCTATATATTTATCGACCATGCCTCCAAATTTTTGCACCGATTTTTGCTGTGCGGTCAACGCCCGATTCATAATATAGGTCACATCTTCGGGCGGTAGTGATTCAGACATCGAAGTAAACCCTCTAACATCGGTGAACAAGTAGGTTGCGTATCTTTTTTCACCGCCTAGTTTAAGAAGTTCCGGATTGTCTTGTAATTTTTTAACCTGTCTAGGATCAAGGTAGTGTTCAAATTGCTTTTTAATCTGCTGTCTGAGCTTGTACTGCTCTCTAAAGTTCAAGTAAAAGGCGATGGAACCGGTGACAAACCCAGAAATTAACGACCAAGTAACATCAATTAAAAGATTTGACTGAATAAAATAAACGCCCAAATATGCGATTAGAGCGTTTGTAAGCAAAAAGAATACCAAACCCCATGTCACACCAAAGAAGTTTAAGAAAAACCAAACCAGAACCGTTGTCGCTAAATATATACCTATCTCTGCGAGCAAAGCGTAGTCAGGAATTAATGGGCTATCCTCTATTAAAATACTTTCAGATAAAGCTGTTTGTATTTTATGAGGCTCTAAAAGCCCCGCAGGAGTTGCGACTTGCGGCATCACCCCTTTGGCAGTCACACCAACAAAGACAAAGCGATTCTTAATTAACTCTGTTTGTTTAATGTCATTTAAAGAAAACTGAGGTGTATTGACCCAACTGATCCACTTCCTACCCAAAGTATCGGTTTTAACTGGCGGCAATCCTTTAACTCTAACCTCTTGAATACCTGCTTCTGATGTT